TCAAAAAATACTGCTTCTTGTGGATCAGCAGTTGGCTGTCCTGTAGAATCGCCTATTTGAATGTTGCTAAATTGCGATCGTATTTTATTAAACAAATCATATGATATTTTTGCGTTCATATAGTGTATTTATTATCCGTATAGGTTTGCAAAGATCGGCATAGGTGCGGTCCATTCGGATGTTCTATCAGTCCATTTTTCAAATATTTTAGGATCAAAATCTGCTAGAACCTTCATCATACGTGTCATTAGTAAACAAGCACTAACTAAATCGTCGTGTTGTCCTGGTTTAGCTTTAAAACTTAGACCTGTTGCTACAAAATCTTTAAGTTCAGTTACAAGTAATTTAGAATTAACTTTTAATTTGTTGTTTTCTACAAGTTCTTTAAATTTTGTACAAGCATCAATTTTATGTTTAGCAGTTGTATTAAATCCTCTTCTAAATTTTCTTCTATGTCCTCTTCTTATAGGTTCTGATAAGAACATACCCATAATGTTTTCTTCGCCAATATCCATAACTCTTAATAAAGCGGCCTCACCTATTGCATTATTTTCCATACTATAAAATATTTGTGGATTTGCACTGGCATCTTTTTCTATGATTGTATCGTGTATATGTTTATTAATACCTTGTAATATTTTGATTTGTTGGTTCATTGGTGTTTCGTTATGACGCCATTCACCCACTTGATCAAATGTAGGTAATTCAAATACTTGAATAGCCGCAAAGTCTCCACCTGTACCCATGCTTGGGTCTAGTGCTACCATGTATGTGTGTCCGGGTGTAGGTCGTTTAAACCAACGTACCTGTCCTGTATTTTCAACTGGATTAGTACCTTCCATATCTGCTAAAGTGATAGAATTAATTAATGTTTCGTCAAAGATTATAAATTCACATTCGTGTTCTCGTCTAATTCTTGCTTTTTCCGTTTCTGCCCATGTTTCATCTCTATCTGGATGTTCACTCCAGTGAGCTTTCATGGCATAAAAGCCATTTGTTCCTACTATTTTGTCGTTGCCATATTCATCAAATCTTTTATTTGCTTCTTTCCATATCATAGCAAATTGATCTTCATCAGAGTTTGGAGTTGATGTAATCATACATTTACCTCCAGTTGATAATGTTGGAGATAGTGAAGTCCAAAATTCTTTTGCTTTATCTGGTGGTTGTACGAACGCAAACTCATCACAATATATCATTGTTAAGGACATACCTCGTCCGGTGTTTTCAGTTGTAGTAGTTGCCATTATTTTTGAGCCGTTATCAAATTCAATTGAGTTTCTATTATATTGTACAACACCTGCTTTAATCCATTCAGGTAACATTTCATAAGAATATCTTACACGTGACATAATGTCAGATGCACCTGCGTATTTGTGTGCCGCAATTAATATTGAAGAGTTTGGATAAAACATAGCGTACCAGATAATATATCCTGCCGCACAGGTTGTTTTTCCTGTTTGTCGTGGTAACATTGATATTGAAAATCTGTTGTTATTGTAGGATTCAATTAATCTTTTTTGAAAAGGATAAGGATGAAATTCCATTTCTCCTTTAGTTGGATGTTGTATTTTCATAAACGTTTCCATGAAAAACAACGGTCCATTTTTAGGGTGCATACATTGTTCAAGTTTAAGAACTTGATCTTTAGTATATTTGTGCTTTTTATGGGCACGTTTTATCTGTTCACTGTCTAACGATACATACGCCATAGTGTTGTATTTAATGCTATTATTGTAATTGGAAAACTATACTTTTTGTAAATTAACGGCGCAAGGTCCTTTTGCCGCCATATCGATATCGAATGTTATTTGATCACCTTCTTTAAGGTCTCTTAAACCAGCGGCTTTAACCGCCGAAATGTGAACAAATACATCTTTTTCGTTTCCTTCTCGTGCAATAAAACCAAAACCTTTAGTTCCATTGAACCATTTTACTTTACCTGATGTTGCCATAAATTGATTTTTTGATTATTTTTTGTCTGCAATAGCTTTTTTCATTGGCTCTTTTTTGTTGCCATCTTTATCCATATCTAAAAAGTCTGGTTTTGCTTTAGCTTCATTTGCCGCTTTTTGATATGATGTTTTAAAACCTTCGTATTGTGTTCTTAAGCTATTTGCTAGATCTTGTTCAGTAACTTTATCTTCAGCGGCAAGAGGATTGTCGCCTGGATATTCTTTTCTTACTTGTTTTCTACTTGCACCTAACCCGCCTGATTGTAACGCTTTTTCTACGTCATGTACTTTTTCTTCAGGTTCGTTTGCAAATTGTTCGTCTGCTTGTTCGTCAGTGTCGTTTTGAGAAATCATATCTCTCATTTTACCCATTTCACCTGAACCAACTGCATCGTCACTTGGACAATCTTGTGGTGCGTGGTCTTGTACACCATCACCATCATGGTCGTGATCTGCATCGTTTTCTGCTGGTGCTTCTGCACCAACCATATCAGGTGTTACTTGTTGTACACCTGCAAGTTTCATGATTTGCATTAACATACCTGCTTCTTCTGGTGAATCAGCAGTCATTGTTATTGCTTCTTTAATGGGTTTTTTATCTTCTTTTTTCATTGTTTCTGTATTTAGTTCTTTTGACTCCGCTCGTCCACCTGATTTTACAAATAGATACTGTTTAAACTGTTCTAGGTAATCTTTTGCATCTTCGCCTTTACCAGCATCTATAGTATCTTGAATCATGCTAATAACATCTTCTTCGGTTGTCATTCCATTTATATAAAGTTCTCCTGCTTCTTCTGTTGCAACTGCATCTTTCATTATTTCGTCCGGA